GGAGCAAGGCAAGCACAGGACTCAAAAGAGCTAGCACCCGACAAAAAATACAGAAAAAGTATTAGGTACGAAGAGCATGACGATATCGCCGAGGCGATTGGTGAAGGGACGAACTACGACTCTGAAACTTTGTTTTCTGGTCTAACGAACATGAAGGAAGAGATTCTAATTGAAGCCAATGCCATGTCTCAGTTGCATCCGGCGCTGGCTCAACGAGTTGCAAAGGACAGGCCGCTTCTTGAGGGTCCGGCTGCGAATAGAACTTACAACCGTGATCTTTTAAGTGAGCTTGGTTTGTCAAAGACATTTGCCGAGGCACAGCAGCGGGCGTTTAAAAGAGGCTTAATTAATGAGTTGGACGCTGCACAGCAGCGGGCGCCTAACTTCGAAACGCTACGCAAGAATATTAACAAGGTTCTCACAGACGAAGGGATCGGGCCATCCTTCGTAAAGAAGCTGGGTCTGGAGGAGTTGCCGCCAACCGCAGCGCCGGAGGTCAGTCGCGCTCTTCTCAACAATGACATGGACTCCCTGAGTGATGTGCTGGCTAGGGCGTTCCAAGATGGCCAGCAGTTCAGCGGTGCGTCCCGTGCGCGAGACATGGCTGCTCGTCCGCCTTATATGAATCAGAACGACTTCATGCAGTTTGCCACGCGGGTTTTGCCGGTCGAAGCAAAGAAGATGGGTTTAGACATGGTGATTGTTCCGCCCAAAGAAGAATTTATGGCGGCACGGTCGTCTGACGTGGGTGGCGCAAGAGACGTTGCAGCATTCAACGCTGTCCTAGAGGGAGAAGACACTGCTCGTCGCGCGGTTCAAATTCTTCGGAAAAGGGCGGCTGCGGCTAAGAAAAACGACGCGGCTCCCACCGAGTTCAAATCACAACAAGAAGTGAATGATTTCTTGGACGAGGCAGGAGTGGTTGGCGCATTGCGAACAGAGATTGCACAATCTGTGCAACGGCAGGGAATCGCAGGTGATTTTGAGAAGTTAGCCAAGGCGATTGAAAGTACCATAAAAGAGGGTGACATTAAAAAAGTAGTCGCACCAAATGTTTCATTCGTGAACGAAAGAAAGCTGCGAGGCCACTTCCAGAACTACGGCAAGAATCTTGACGCTGCTTTGAGTAAGCTAAACAAGTCTGGCGTTAAGGTAGAAGAAGCGACAGAAATAAAATTTGCTAATCCAGACCCTCGTGGCATGGGTACACTTGGTAAGTATGCAAGTGGCGAAGCGACAAGAGGCACAGGTTTTGGATTTCAGCCGTCACTCCCGCCTTTCCGAATCATTGATCTTAGAGATCCGGGCACTGCAAAAGTCGCTAAGAAAGTGCCTAGCGCCTACAAGGACGGCGGACCCGTAGACTTGAGGCCCAAAAAACTGGTACACTCCGGCATTGGCGCTATGGCAAGACAGGTGATGTGATGGCAAGTAAAAAAGACGACGTTAAAGACGAAGAGCTTTTGGCGAAGCTTCGTGACAAATTCTACGATCCTAAGCCTGGTGAAACCGACTACTCAGAGACGATGTCATTTGACGAGTATGTCAAACGTATTGGGCCTGCCAAAAAAGCTGCCGGTGGCATGGTCAAAGGCTTTAGCCCGATAGCTCGTCCGCAAAAGTTCAAAGGTGTGTTTTAATGGCCCTTCCTCCGCAGATGGTTGATATGGCAATGGGTGCTGGTGGTCCGGCGGATCAGTTGTCCCAAGAAATGATGGTCGAGCTACCTGAAGAGGACATGCTTCCTGAAGGCATTGAACTTGCCGGCATGGAGGAGATGGTCGAGGTAGACGCCGAGCCGTATACGCATAACGCAAACCTTGCGGAGGTTCTGGACGACTCAGCCCTTAGTGCTTTGTCCTCGGATTTGCGAGACAAGATTGATGATGACAAAGAGTCTCGTGAAGATTGGGAAGAGACTATTTCCAAGGGGTTAAAGCTTCTTGGTGTGAACTATGAAGAACGCAACGAGCCGTTCCTTGGTGCGAGTGGTGTTCACCATCCGCTGTTGAGCGAAGCCGTGACACAGTTTCAAGCACAAGCCTATAAGGAGATGCTGCCGGCTGGAGGCCCAGTAAAGGCACAGGTTCTTGGCGCAGCGAATAAGATGCTTGAGGATCAGGCACAGCGTGTCAAAGACTTCATGAATTACCAGATTACCGAAGTAATGGAAGAGTATGATCCGGACACGGATCAAATGCTGTTTTATCTACCTTTGACAGGTTCGACCTTCAAAAAGGTATACTTTGATGCAGGTAAGCAACGAGCAGTTTCAAAGTTTGTTCCGGCGGAGGATCTGATTGTTCCATACTCGGCGAGTGACTTGAACACAGCCGAACGTGTCACGCATGTAGTGCGGATGACTGAGAACGAACTTCGTAAGCTTCAAGTTGCGGACGTGTATCGGGACATTGATCTTCAGGCTGGAGAAGAGGATGATGATAGTTCAATTAGGGCAACAGGTAACGAACTGCAAGGCGTTCGCCCGTCGTATGGTAACGACATCCATACATTACTTGAAATTCACACTGAGCTTGATCTTGAAGGCTTTGAGGATCTTTCACCCGAAGGTGAGCCTACGGGCGTTAAACTCCCTTACATTGTCACTTTGGATGAAGATTCAGGACAAGTTCTTTCAGTGGTGCGAAACTATCGGGAGATGGACCCGCTTCGCAGAAAGCGACAATATTTCACTCACTATAAGTTTCTGCCTGGGTTTGGGTTTTATGGCTTTGGCCTGCTTCATACTATAGGAGGTCTTTCCCGTGCAGCGACATCGATCCTTCGACAACTTGTTGATGCGGGCACTCTTTCGAATCTGCCTGCCGGCTTCAAGGCTCGTGGTGTTCGTATTCGTAACGACGATGAGCCGCTTTCTCCTGGCGAGTTCCGTGATATTGATGCTCCCGGCGGTGATCTTCGGAATGCTCTTATGCCCCTTCCATACAAGGAACCTTCTGGCACACTTGCTCAACTACTGGGCGTTATTGTCGATTCCGGACGCAGGTTCGCTCAAGTCGCAGATGCAAAAATCTCCGACGTTAATTCCCAAGCCCCCGTCGGAACCACAGTTGCACTGATTGAGCAGGGGTCGAAGATCATATCCTCGATCCACAAGCGTCTGCATTATGGTCAGAAGAATGAGTTTCGTCTTTTAGCTGAAGTTTTTGCCGACAATCCTGTGCCGTATCCTTATTTTGTGGGTCAGGGCGTACCTGCTGAAATTATGCAGCAGGACTTTGATGGTCGTGTAGACATCCTTCCGGTGTCAGATCCGACAATCTTTTCTATGTCGCAGCGTTTGTCGTTGGCTCAAACTCAAATGCAGTTGGCTTCGCAAGCCCCACAAATGCATAATATGTATGAGGCGTATCGCCGGATGTACGATGCGTTGGACATCAAGAACATTGATGCAATTCTACCGCCGCCACCACCACCGGCACCTGTAGACCCTGCCACTGAAAACTCAAACGCGGTGAAAGCCAAGCCTTTGCAGGTGTTCCCACAACAGGATCATGAAGCGCACATTGTGGCGCATGCTATGTTCTTATCGTCACCTGCGGCAAGCGCTAGCCCACAGGCGTTTCTGTTGCTGTTGTCTCATGTGCAGGAGCACGTAGGCATGCTTGCGAGGGACCAAGTTGTAGCCTTCTTCCAAAGCGCGCAGCAGGAGGCTATGGCGCAAGGTCAGGCGCCACAACAGCCTGATCCAAATGTAATTGAGTCCGCTGTAGCACAGCAGACTGGTGAGATCATGCAGCAGATCATGCCAATGATTCAGCCGGCACAGAATCAAGATCCGTTGGTAGGCATACGCCAGCAAGAGCTTGAAAACGCGCAGGTGGAAATTCAACGTAAGATGATGAATGATCAAATGGATTTCCAGATTGATCAGGCCAAGCTGCAACAGGCTTACGAGTTGGCGCAACAGCGGCAAGGGCTGCAAGAAAACATTGCGGATGCACGAAACGATGTAAACATCTACCGCATCAACACACAGGCAGCATTGTCGAGAAACAAATGATTCAAGCATTGATAGGTCCGATTGCCTCTTTAGCCGGCACATGGTTGGAAGGTAAGGTTGAAAAGACCAAGGCTGAGACGGGCGCAAAGGTCGCCAAGGCCAAGGCTGAAGCCGTCATCATGGAGAAAAAAGCCACGGGTGAGATTGATTGGGATCTTGAGATGGCTCGTGGAAGTCAGTCGTCTTGGAAGGACGAATGGCTTGTAATCTTGTTTTCGGTTCCGCTTATTTTGAGCTTTGTGCCGGGGATGGAAGGTGTGGTGGCAAATGGCTTCGAACAGTTGGATAAGATGCCCGACTGGTATCAGTATTCCCTTGGTGTTATTGTTGCTGCTTCTTTTGGCGTACGTAGTGCTACCAAGTTTTTTGGTAAGAAGTGATGATCATGTGGGATATGCACAATCGCACCACCCCACAACAAGCGGAGAAAAACCGTGGCCGAAGTCACAATGGAAAGATTTCTGCGATGGAAGATACTTCCTCGCTTGATGATGCTTATGATGTCAGTGTCGGCTTGGCGGGTAGTGGAGTGGTTTATGACATTGCCAGACCCTACGCCAGCGCAAGCCGGGTTAGTGAGTGTAGTCACGGGGGCCATGACAGGTGCATTTGCGGTCTGGCTGGGGCACGAAAAAGAGAAGGTTAAGTAG